GCAGACGCAACCGTCGCAGTCGGTAAGGCGTATCAGGGTAACGCTGGGAAACTCCTCAAGACCTTGGGTATTAATGCCAAACTCTTAAAGGGTCAGGCTGCTCTTGATGCTATTACCTCAAAGAGTAAAGGGGCAGCCGCCGCATACGCAAATACGGTACAGGGATCGTTTGGAATTCTTGCTGATAAAGCTAAGGAACTTAAGGAGCAGTTCGGTGCTGCATTCCTACCTGCTGTTGCAAAACTCTTCAAGGGACTATCGCCGTATCTGGACCGATTCTCACACCTTATCGAAGCGAATATTCCAAAGCTCCAGAAGTGGGCAGATATCATCGTCACGAAAATCCTAGATAAATTGCCTAGCCTCTTCGCCGAGTTTGAGGCAAATGTGCCTAAGGCGCTGATCAGCATTGAGAAATTCGTTGACAAGATCAGCAGCATTGGCAAGGGTGCTGAATCACTTCTCGGCGCTAATGGATCAATCACGCTACTCGTCACTGGAATCGGAGCAGCCTTCGGTGGACTCAAGGGCGCAATCACTGCCAACCTCGTCAAGGGTGGGCTAGATCCGTTCACTGCGCTCATCGTTGGGAACATCGCTGGCACCGCTATCCCTAATGCTCTTGCAGAGGTCTTCACAAAGGTCGTTGTGACTAAGGCCATTGCCGCATTCGGTGGACAGGTTGCCGCCGCAAGCGCGGCCGGAGCTGCTGCAAGCGCCGCAGGAGGTGCTGGCGCAGCCGCTGGTGGTGGTCTACTTGCTTTGCTTGGTGCAGCAGCATTGCCAGTGACGATTGTTGCTCTGAGTGCGGCCGCTGTTAATGCTATTGCTAACGGTAGGACTGGGCGTACGTTGGCTGAACGTGCAAGAGCGGAAGGATTTGATCCACGCACATTCACGCAAAAGGCGCTCGCAGGAGACACTGGAGCATTCGTCGGAACTTCATACGGAACATTGACTGCAAACTTTTACCTCGGAAATAAGAAGATAGACACCGTCATCTCTGACTCGATTAAGCGGCAAACGCCTAAGAAGCGCGGAAAGTAAATGGCGCTCCCATTCAGCCTAAAGATCGCAGGCGTCAATAGCGGTAACGACATTCTCGCGCTTCCATCTCCAACGGCCCTAACGACGCCATATGTCGATCTAGGCACGCTCTCAATGAGTACCTCTGCAGACGGAGAGGGTGGATCAATGACCTTTGACATTATCCAGAGAAAGACGCCGAGTGGCACAACTCCGTGGTATTCAGACGCCTACGACAATGCGCGCGTTCAATTCTTTGATAGTCGGTACAGCAGCACCACGCCGATCTTTCTCGGCTTTATCTCAGACATCAGCGCGACCATTCTTGATAATGGTCTTGGCACGAGGGCGACCGTCACTGTCGAGAATGCCGATGCGTGGCTAGATCGAACGATTGTGCGCCGTACTAACTCCGATCCGTCGACAATAATGGACACATATTTATTCGGAGATTCTGGAGTTTCAACAACTGACGTTCAAGTGATTAATAAAATTCTTGAATTGATCGGTAATGCTAGAAGCGATACTTCATCACAACAGCTTCTAAATACTTCCATTATTAGCGGCACTAACAGAGGAATTTATACAGGCACAGCACAAGTAATCGGTGCGCAGCAGATCACGGTTACTACGCTTCGAAGTGCACTAGATCAGGTGGCTGAACTGTCAGGCGGTCTATTTGAAATTCAATATCGTTACTTCATTGACAATGATGGAAGACTCAATTACGGACCTAAGCAAACAGCAATCTTTTTTGCATCTGCTCCAGCAGAAATCGTCACTGATCCGGCTGACGCTCGTACTGGAAGTACGACTACTACAACGCGCCTGTTGGCGCGAGAGATTGCTGTTGGCTTGGACCACGGATCAATCGTAAAAGGCATCTTCACGCAGGTTCCACTTGCGGTTGCAAAGTTTGATAGCAATAAAGCAAATCGCACCATAGAAAATCCAACTAATCAGCCATATTTCCGAACCTATAATGGGGCGTACTGGACGAGCAATACGCCACAAGGTCAAGGTGCAAGCCGCGATGGTGCCGGTCTTACGACTCGTAATGGCCCACGACCTGATGAAGTCTTTACTGGCCCTAAGGTCTTGCAAGACGTGACCGGTTCCGCACCATATGAACGCGGCAAGAAGATTTCGGACCTTACGCGCGGCACTTTCGTCTCTCGTGCAAAGCCTATTCGTACCGTGACATTCGTCATTGGCGGTGGCAATCTTTCTCAGACAAGCTCTCCAGACTGGAGCTACGGCTATAGCCAGGGCTATGCACTAGATGCAGCGGTCATCTCAGTTTCTCGTACTGGAACGACTGCAACTATTAATACTGCAACTGATCATCGAGTTGCCGTAGGAGATACTGTCACTATTGCGCTCAGCAGTGGTCCAACTGGCTACACAGCGCTAAATGGTACGTGGACCGTAACTGCTCCAGTAACTGCAACGTCATTTACATTTACGACCGTTACAACTGGCACAATCTCTGGGGCTGCAGTGGGAACTATCTATCGGCTGGTTAAAGGATGGTTCGCTGGCAGTTACGTAAAGGTCAATGCGCCGATGCTAGGATTGGCTAACGTCTACCTGTACATTCCGACCGTCACGATGCGATTCGCACAAGGCGGTGGAACCTATCAGGCAGAGTACGAAATCCAGGCTGACTATCGTCGCCTGATGCTGCCAGGGCTGAAAGGAATTACACCAGGTGGGTGATCATGGGTAAGTACGGTACAGACTACGCAGGACTTAGCGCCTTCAACGGCAATGTAAACAACGATGCCGGCGCGTCAATCATAGGGTCGTCTACGGATGGCTCTGCCTCGTTCATCTTCGATGTGATCCCTCTGCGCGAGATCATCGCTGGTATCGCTAATGGCGACTTCACGATGAATCCGAATGACTCCACGACCGCGATTAGTGACTCGAATAAACTCCCCTACTTCTCCACATCGGACTCATCCTCTGGCCGTATTGCGCTGACCGTAGCGGCAAGCACGGCTGCACCTGGGACGAGCGTGCTCCGCTATACGATCACGAGTGGTCTCAATGCGGACTCCTTCTACGTCGAGAAGATCATCCCAATCGTCAGCTCCGAGGCACGCTCGTTCAACTATCAGGTGCGCGCTGCTGTCGCCGCTGCGACGTCCAACGCTAACTACGCCTTCAAAATCTCGGCGCAGTACCTGCAGATCGATGGGACCACGACCACCGGTACGGAGGGTTCAACCTCAACACTCGGCACGACGCTCAACAGCACCATCTCATCGCTGGGCTTCTCGTATGAGGTCTCTGCCGATGTGAACGGTGGTTTCCCTGCTCCTGCCAATGCTCACTACCTGCGCATTCGTTATACCGTCACGCTGACTGGTAGCGTCACTTCTGCCACGCTCGACCTCTCAGAAGTACGCGTAGAGCACGGAGTCCAGACGTTAATGTTTGCAGATCAGGCTTCGCCTGATACCTACGGCTATGGCCAGATCGCAATGAATACTGGCGTGATGACGGCGCAGCCAAATGCAGTCGCAGCGTCACGATCAAATCCAAAGGTTATCCTCAACTCAGTGACTGGCGATGCGACAGTCGATGCAAGTCCGAGAAATGCCGGCACGACCACGATCACAAATATTGTGCAGGATGGTCCGAATACAACGCTTACATCTCCAACCACGTTTATCGTCGGAGAAACGCTGCCGATTTCAGGAGTGACGCCGAGTTACTTCAATAACACTGCTGGAGTTGTAACGACCGCTGTCACGAGTACCACCTTCACGACAACGAGTTATACGAGCGCAAAGATTGTCCCAATCACGAGCCTTTTCACCGTCGGCACACAGATGCCATATGCAAACGTCAGGATCAACGAAACTATCACGGTCGCTGACTGGCCTGCTGGAACCAAGATGAGTTTGGTGAATACCACCACTCCGTCGCTAAGCATCTCAAACGGTACGAGAGGACGCATTGACGCTGGCGGAACGTGGATTGAAATGACTGGATGGGCGCGTTGTTTCACAATCACAGCCGCAACACGAGTCAGCAGCACATCAATGAAGATCACAGTCCCTGGTCATAACTTCACAACATCAGACAGGATCTGGGTTGCTACTGGAGCCTGGACTGGAACTGGTGATCCAAACGTTACTGATTCAACTGCTGGCAACAGCTCAAAAACACCAGCAGTGGTAACGGCAGTTTCTGGAAATGACGTGACGTATACGACGAAGAACACCATCGGCACTGGCACATTCTCAAAAGATCCTCTTTATGACTGGTCTGCTTGGGGATCATTCCCAACAATCGTTGACGTTCAGAATCTCTACAAGAACACTCTCTACACGTCAGGCGGAACGATTAGCTTGACCTACCCTGCATCAGGAAACGTCACGCTTACGCATTCAGGCGGATCAAATAAATCAGTGATTGTCGCGTCTGGTCAGGTCGCCGGAGTAGACGCGACAAAGTCTCGGCTACGTTTCATTAACGGCACAGGTCCGACAATTGAAGGTGGCGGCACAAACGCGCGCTTAATGTCCACCACTGGTTATGATTTCGCGGCGTCTACGTCAACAACGAGTCCAGGGGTATTGATTACTAAAGCAACAACTGGTCAGCCAGACATAACAATCAACGCAACAGGGACAAATGATGCCTTTGCAGATGCGCTCCGTAATGGGGCTATCGCCGTAGATACGTCAAGCAATCGTGGATATTTCTATGCCAATGGCTGGAAGTACGCAGCGCTCACGACGCCTTCTGACTCACGGCTAAAGGAGCAGATCACCTCGATCACCGGAGCGCTGGATAAACTCAAGCAACTCATTCCAGTGGCCTTCAAGTGGAAGCGCCCAGAGGCACACGGCCGCACGGAAGCGGTAGACGATGAGGGTGAGCGTCTCGGATTTATCGCTGACCAGGTCGCCACGACAGACCTCAAATACTGGGTAGAGACGCTCGGCGTGGATGACCGTGAGTCAGACCTGGTTGACACGTCAGAGGTGCTCGCCGTCAACATTCCGCAGAACGAGATGGAGGCGCTCGTCGTTCAGGCGCTCATCGATATTGACACGCGCCTCAAGGCGCTGGAGGAGCGATGACGCGCAGCCAGGTAGAAGCGATCATTGAACGGCTTGACGCACAGAGCGCCAAGATTGACCGGCTCCAGTCCGAGATCGACCAGATGAAGGGTGGCCTCACGATGCTGAAGGCTATTGGTGGATTCTTAGGCGTAGGAGGAATCGGCGCGCTCTTGGCGTGGCTTCAATCGCAGGGCAAGTGAAGCGCGCTGCGTTCTCACTCCTAGGGATCATCTTTACTACGCTCGTCTTTCTGCCTATCGTGCGCGCTGAAGATGTGCCACAGCCAGGCGTGACGATGACGGTCTATGCCGGCTCTCCTGATGGTCTCATTCCGTGGGAGACGGTGCCAGATGCGCCTGTCTGCTATGCCGATGTCGTGCCAAACATCGACTTCGACTGGGGCGGAGGGGCTGTCGCTGAGGGCTGTCCTGTCAATTTCTTTATGGTCCACTTCAGTGGCTGGCTGACCGTGCCAGAAAGCGGTCAGTGGGAGTTTCTTAACTGGTCAGATGACGGCTTGAGGATGACGCTAGACGGCGTGCTGACCATTGATGACTGGAACTTCCACGGCTGCGGTGGTCACTGGTCTGGACCTAATGAGGGCTACTCGCAGCTCGTAGCAGGACAGTCCTATGCGCTAGACGTCTGGATGTTCGAGTGGGGCGGTGGTGCCTGTGCGCGCCTGGACTACGGCTCGCCGAGCGGCTACGGCGTCGTGCCGGCTGAATGGCTGACTACGCTGCCACTTCCAATGCCTGAGCCAAGCGCGTCACCATCTGAATCCCCAAGCTTAGAGCCGTCGCCAACGCCAACCCTAGAGCCATCTCCTGAGCCAACTCCAACGCCAACTGAATCAGAAAGTGCTCAACCATCAACAGATCCTACGCCATCGCCAACCCCAACACAAAGTGAGGTGCCAAGTGCAACACCAAATCCGACATCGACTCCCACATCCGAGCCGTCGCCCACGGCCGAGCCGTCGCCAGTGGCTAGTCCGACAGTCGCCCCTACTCCTACTCCCACTCCTGTACCTACTGACTCACCATCCGTAGCACCTGAGCCAAGCGTGGAGCCAACACCTGCTCCAACACCTTCGCCAGATAACATAGGCGAGCAAACAATCGCGGTAGTTGGCGAGGCTGCAGCGGCTGTCGCGGAGACCGTCACAAAGGCGGTTGAAGCGATTACCAATCTCGGCAAGGATCTCTCTCCTACCGAGAAGAAGAAGGCTGCACCGGTCGCCGTAGCCATCGTGATCAGTCAGGTAGCCAGTGCGGCTGTGGCGGCTGCATCGAGCGCCGTTAGTGCAAGCGCGTCAAGAAAGGCGAAAGAATGATTAAGCGGATTATCGTTGATCTCGTAGGTGGCGCCTGGACCGTGCTAGGGCTCCTCTTCGCTGTCGTCGTCCTGCCTGAGGGCAGTACACAGTCCACAATGGCGACGCTCTTTGGCGGCCTTACACTGATCTGGCTAATCACTGGACCGCTCCGCTGGAGGGAAGACTAATGGAATACCGAGTAAAGTCGCAGCTCTACGCCGACGCTGAGGCGCAGGTCAAGGGCGCTGCTAATCAGATCCTCGATGACTGCACCTGGTCATCGTGCGCGGCGACCGTCTCGTGGGTGAACGGCTACGCGCCTGGCAATGACTTCTCTGCCGCTGATGGCGTCGCCGCCTTTGAGAAGGCGACAGGGCGTAAGGATAAGCAGGGCGTCAACGATGCCGGCGGATCACTTGCCGAGGCCGTCAAGACCATCGCCGTCTTGGGCGGCAAGGCGCGCTACGCCAAGTCGTGGGAAGACGCGATGGCCGCAGCAAAGGCTGGCGCCGCACTGATGGTCTGGGTGCAGCAACCAATCGGCTATCCGCCTATCCGCATCTCGAAGTGGCACGACGTCTGGGCGAAATGGTGGGCGAAGACTGACCCTGATCACCTGAAGAAAGGCTACGGTCATATGACCTCTGCCGCGTGGTGCGCTGATCACGGTTGGCAGTGGGCTTGCCCAACGCGCGATGACAAGACCGATGCCGAGAAGTTCGGCGTCCCAGTAACCGAGGAGCAGCTCCGAATGATCGCCAGTAGCAAAGTGAAGGCTGGCGTCATCTCGGCAGACTACAAGGCGCTCCTGATTGTGACCGCCAAGTGAAGAAGAGAAAGGAACCTGAAGTGAATAACATCTGGACCGCCGTTAAGTACATTGCCGCCAATACGCAGATTGACGAGATCGCGCTCGACTTCGTCAAGACATTCCTCACTGTGAGCATCTCCGTGGCGCTGGGTCTAGGCATTCCGCTCCTGGACATCCAGGGTGGCGACTTCCGAACCATCGTCTCTGCCGGTCTTGCCTCTGGTCTTGGAATCGTCGTGAAGGCGCTGGACCGCGATAACAGCGCCTACGGCCTGCAGAAGAAGTAACAATGCCTAAGGGCTTTGGCAATTGCGCCGTGTGCGAGATGCTTGCCAGAGTCTGGGAGGTAGAGACCACAAGCGAGCTGTTATGCGGCGTGTGCCTGAGGCTCCTCGTCTCCCTGAGCCTAGAGGACTTGTCTCAGCCGTCCTAGGCGGCTTCCCCTGGGTGGTCCCTCCTCCACCCAGGGGACTATCCTTCCTGCATAGAAAATAGCCATGCAACAGGGTTGACGGCTCCCTTCCGTTGACCTTATGATGCCTATGTCAGGCAGGACATCAGCCATTCGGTTGGACTGACGAGGAGGTCAAGATGAAGTCAGCAATCATTGACGGCGTTGGCTACGCGATCTTCATCGCGTGCATCTACATCGTGTTAATAGTGGGAGGGTCACTGTGAAAGTCAATCGTAAGAGCACGCCCAAGATGGTCGTGCGACCACACTTTGTAAGTGAGTACGAGAAGTTTCAGCGTGAGGCGCACCGGCAGGAGCGCTTCGAGTTTACGGTCGCGCTAATGATCGTCTGGGTGCTCGCAGTGATCGCATTCAAGTTGGTGAGCTGATGAAGTGCGCGTATTGCAAGACGCCGATTAAGCCAAGGTCAACGCAACCGCGAGACAGGATTTGCGGCGTCTGTTGGACGCTACTCATTCAGATCGCGAAGAGTCAACCAGTGTTTAGGAGGGTTCAATGAGCAAGCGCTTCGAGTTTAAGTCAGCACCACAGAGGTCGCCTGAATGGTTTGAGATGCGAAAGAGCGGTATCACCGCTACTGGCATTACCGCAATCAATGGAACGTCGCCGTACAAGACCGCGTATCGACTTTGGGCAGAGTTGACAGGTCAGGTCGGTGAGCAGGAAGTTGGAGCCGCCGCGCAGCGCGGCCAGTTGTTGGAGCAGGCAGTCGCTGACTACTACACAGCCGAGACTGGCAAGAAACTCCGAAAGTCAAATGGCATCGTGAGGCTAAAGGAATTCCCTTGGGCAATGGCGTCACTGGACCGAACGATTGTTGGCGATACAGACGGTCTCGTAGAGATCAAGACCTCCACGAGCAGCCGCTGGCAGATGTTCCCAGTGCCGCCTGAATATGTTGACCAGGTGCAGTGGCAGATGTTCATCACTGGCGCGTCGTATTGCGACGTCGCGGTGCTGCTCTCAGGGTTGGTATTCCGCATTGAGCGCGTTGAGGCTGACCCTGTCTACCAGACGCAACTGTTCGACAAGGCCGTCCTATTCCGAGCGTTGGTGCAGTCAAAGACTCCGCCGCCTCTGACTGGCAATGACAGCGATACCCTCGCCGAGGTGAAGCCGCAGTCCAGTAATACCTATGCGAAGGCTGACGCGCAGCTAGATCACATCGCACGTCTCTACATCGAGGCGAAGGCGGAGGCAGAGGCTGCCGATGCCGCGCTCAAAGAAATGGCAATCGCCATCAAAGAGGCAATCGCTGACGGTGAGGGTGTTAAAGGTCAGGGCTGGCTTGCCACCTGGAAGCAGAACAAGCCGAGCGTCAAGGTGGACTGGAAGTCTGTCGCTGAAGTCTTTGGTCACGTCGCGCCAGACACGTACGCCGAGGCAGTGAAGCGTGCCACAACAGAGCAGCCAGGGGCGCGCGTCTTCCGCGTCTTTGGTAAGGAGGATGCAGCGTGATTGAGGTTGCGTTGACTCCTGCACTCATCATCAGGGCGGAAGAGATGTATGCCGCAGCGCGCTCCTCGGCGCGGCTGCGATTCCGGCAGGAGAAGGCGGATGGGAATACCACCTGGACAGGCTGCGTTGGGCAGGCCGTCTTCGAGGCGGCAGTGCTAGAGCGCAAGATCCCTCTGAAGTTTATCAATGCGACCACGCACGACTACGAGGTGTGCGGTCTCAAGGTGGACGTCAAGTCAAAGGCGTGGAGCAAGGCTGCGTGGGCAACTGATCCAGTGAGCGTCTTCGACTACATCAAAGACCACCAGGCGGTGGACTATTACGCCTTCGTACATCTGCAGCTCGGAGCAGGTGAGGATCGCAATGGCACGCCAAGTGCGACGCGGTTCCAGAGGGCGTGGCTCCTCGGAGTCAAAGAGGCGAGCGCATATTTCGCGGAAGCGGAGGAGGTAAAGATCGGTACGGTATTTGAGAGCGGTCACATCGCACGAGCAGATTCACGCAATCTGCCAGTCTCCAAATTGGAGCCAGTAGAGGTCTTAGGAGGGCCAGAAAATGAGTAAGCAAATCGCAGCGGCGCTCGCAGCGCCATTCACCGGTGCAGATCTGAAGTCGCGTCCAGGGCGCGGTGGGATGACTTTCACATACGCCGATGCACGAGCCGTAGCTCAGCGTCTCGATGACGTCTTAGGGCTGGCTGGGTGGCAGTTCGAGGTGAAGGTGGCAGATGCCGCCGCGCACGTCGTTCACGGCACGCTCGTCGCCATCATCGATGGTGTGACCACGGTCCGACAGGACTTTGGCTATCCGAACAGCGTCCAGGACGATGAGCCATACAAGTCAGCGGCCAGTGACGCTCTGCGGCGCTGTGCTGCCCAGATTGGTGTTGGGCGGTCTCTTTATGCGTCAGGCACAGGAGCAAGCCTCTCCGTGGCTCCTAGACCCCTCTCCGTTGATTCTGTGAAGGCTTCTCAGCCATCAGTTCTGAGCACGGACGTGGCCGTAGCGGCGGCAATGCTCTTCGCGGAGGGAGAATGTCCAGATCACCGGACGCCGTGGTCGTTCAAACCGGCAGGCGTCTCCAAGGCTGGCAAGGCGTACAACTCCTTCTACGCCTGCAGTGGAAAGTCGAATGGGACCTTCTGCCAACGGAAGCCGAGCATCTCGTGGGTGAACGCCCAGACGCCGCCAAGCGGCGAGCCAGAGCGCGCAGAGAGTGACCTAGAGTCGCTGCCGTTCTAGGCATCATCTACGGCGAGGGGAGACTGGCGACCTCCACCTCCCCTCGCCACTAACACAGAGCGGAGGATTAAATGAGTCTATGGGTCAAGTGGGACGTCAACAGTCACAAGGATGACAAGATCGCAGCTCTGACGGATACGCAGTTCAGGGCGTTCATTACGCTGATCGCCGAGGTAAAGACCCTCCGGTCAGGCGGCATCTACAAGAATCGTCAACATGCCAAATCGGTCATTGGGCCACGCCTTGGAAGGGCTGTGGATAAGTTGATCCAGGTGGGCCTGCTAACCGAATCTGGGGACGGTGTCGTGGCAGTGTCGAACTACTCTCGATACCAAGTCGACCCAACGTCGACCTCGCGTGGACAAAGTTGGCGAGCACGAAAAGGTGGGGAGTTAACGGTACCAGAGCAGAGCAGAGCAGAGCAGAGCAGAAACTCCTCTATATCTCCTCTTAAACGAGACGGAAAGAGCAGGCTCTTACCGATCAACGAGATCCTTGGAGTAAAGCGCAATGCGTAAGCAAGAGCAGCCAAGCAAGCGAGCGCTTGCAACGAGAGCCTGGAGGGAGAAAGAGACTGAGGACCGACGAGCTGTGAGGGTGTTGCGGTACACGCTCTACAACCATCGTATGACGATGGAGCAGTACACGGCCTTACGGCTGGCTCAGGCTGATCGATGTGGAGCGTGCAAGGAGCCACTCCGCTTTGGCGAGACGAGAGCGGTGACCGTGGATCACGATCCGCGCTGCTGTCAGTACGACAAGTTGGGCGCCGGAAGGACGAAGGGAGTGCCGATCTCGTGCGGCAAGTGTGTCAGGGCGCTGCTCTGCTCGCCCTGCAACCGAGCCATCGGATTCTTTGAGCGCTACCCACAGCGCATTCATATGTGGATTGATTACGTCAGGAGGGTGAACCGATGAACATCGCATTCGTAGGACCACAGGGGTCAGGGAAGTCAACGCTCGCCACAATGCTGGAACAGCGGCGCGTGCATCCGTACACGGTGCTCCCAATTGCGGAGACAATCCGTACGGTGGCATCGCTGGGCTACGGCGAAGACTTTGACAAGAGTAAGCAGTACAGCCAACGGCGTATGGGACTAGATATCGAGGTCTCTGGCCGCGAGATCCTGCAGGATATCGGCGCGCAGCTCCGTGAGCTGGACGCCTCGTTCTGGATTAAGGCGTGGCACGCCGAGTACCTAAAGATTAAGAGCGCGCACCGGCTGGTCGTGGTAGACGATGTACGGCTGCCGCTGGAGGCACACTACCTTCGCCATCACGTCCCAGGAATCATCATCGTCAGGGTCCACGCTAGTGCCGAGGCTCGAACGGCTCGTCGTGGCGTGCTCCAAGGCGTGAGCGATGTGACGGAATTCGGCTACCTGCAGACGGAATACGACCTACAGATAGACACGACAGACTTGACATCGGACCAGTCGTACGCAATCCTTCGTAAGCATATGGTGAATAACGGTCTTTGGCAGTCAACTATCGAGGAGGAATTGTGAGTGCAGCACTGACGGATCTAGAGACGCGAGCCGCACAACTCGGCTACCACTACGACGGCCTGATTCGCGTAGGAGATCCTGCGTTGTGGACCATCGTGCTCATTGACTCTGCCGGTGGCGAGCTGGCATTTCAGGGCGATACGATTGAGGGAGCCATTGAGTTGGCGAATGATCGAATGGCGCTCTTAGGTGGGATGACAGACCTATGAGCGCATTTGACTACGTGGGCGTGACGCTCATCGTCATCAACACGGCGCTCGCACTGGTCGTCTTCGCGTCGCTCCCATTGAGCGTCAAGCGTGGCGTTGGCGTGATCCCATCGCTGATTTACTTACTGACCACTGCGGCAAGCATTGTGTGGATCTGGAGGGCGCTGCAATGGCAGGTGTAAAGGCGAAGCGTGACGGTGCCGCCAAGGCTCCTGTCTGGACGGTGGCTGATTGCACAGAATGCGGCAAGGTGATTGACTACACAGATCCTAAGCGGCTTGTATTTCCTGCACAGCGCGTGCTGGTCATCTCACCTGAAGGCCGTCGATTCCACTGGCGCCACAAGGCGTGCGTCAAGTGATTGAGATCATCGCCCCTGAGCTGGACGAGGGCATACGCTGCGTCCAGGATGGTGCGGATGCCTGGTGCTATGACCCTGCTATCGGCAGGCAGTTCGCTAAATTAAGTATTCGCTACGCCGATGCCAATGCACCGGACGGCTGGTTCTTTCTCAATGAGCACATCTTTAACCGAAAGACAATTGCCGATCTCTTGAAGGCTGGGCATCTTGAGGTGGACCAGTCTGTGTTTACGTTGTCTGACGGCGGTCAGGCACGACTGGGAAGGCTGGTACGAAAGTGAGCGAGATGAGTGAACTGGATATCGAGCAGCAGAACAAAGTCAAGCGCGGCAAGCGCGCACGCAACAAAGGGAACTCATTTGAACGTGACATCGCTGAGAAAATCGGTGGCATCCGCGTTGGTCAGTACGGCGGAAAGACTGACGTCCAGGCTGACTGGATCGCCATCCAGTGCAAGGTGGGGAACGGCTCGTACTCGGAACGCTACGACGGTTGGCTCCGCTCCGTAAAGGGGAGTGCCACGCAGATCGCGGCGCTCGTCGTAGGGGATGCACCTGGAGCTGGAACGCGGCGTCGGACTATGATCGTCTTGGATTTCGAAGACTTCTGTGACCTGATGGGGACAAAAAGATGACAGCGCTCCTGCTGGCCCTCGCACTTCTCACCGGCAGCACTGGACCAGACCTCACGCCACACGGCGTGCCGACACACGGTGTCGCCACCTGGTACGGCGCGCACCACGCCATCTCGAAGCACTACTGCTACGGCGGCTTCGCCAACACCTGCTCGCCATACGCCACAGGGGAGAAGATCTGGTACGCGGCCGTAGCGAGTTTCTCCTATTACGCCGAACCGTATAGAGTACGAGTCTGTAGGGCAGACCAGCCGATGCGATGCGTCACAGTCTGGGTGAGGGATGAGTGCGCCGGAGGATGCAGGAAGGATATAAGAAAGCCGTGGACAAGCAAGAGCCGAGCCATCGACCTAAGCCCAGCCGCGTTCTCTCAACTCGCGCCGCTCGGCAGAGGCGTACTCCAAGTGACCATCAAAGAGGTGATGTGCCTAAACTGCAGCGCGAGTTCCAGTTATCTTGCGCGGCGTGGGCTGGAACACTAGGGATTAAACTCAACGCGCTCTTTAACCTGATGCCGAACTATGGTCGCAGTGTTCACTGGATGCGCGAGCGCTACTACGGCGGTACCTTCGTCGATGACGTTGATATTGAGTGGGTACGCGCCGCTCAAGCTAACGAGTCGCCAAAGTTGCCAGTGGATCGAATGCGCCTCTACGTGACCGCGATTGAGCGGATGTGTAACTACTGCGCTGGGGCTGACGAGACAAAGAATCCAACCTGCTGGGATGGTTCCTGTCCACTTCGACCTGTCTCTCATTTACCACTTAGGGTGAAGAATTGATGCGCTATTATCCGATGGCGACAGCGCGGCCGTATGGCGTGCTGCTGTCTCTCGCCCTGCCGGTGGAGTCCTCCTGCCGGCAGGGCATAACTTGGAGGCGGAGGGTCAATGGCTAAAGGGCAGGACAAGTTCACCGTACTTCGAGGCTGGGTATCCGACGCGCAGGTGCTACTCGGAGTGGACTCCTGGGAGGTGAACGTCGTAGAGGGAGCATCTGACGTGGATGCCTGGGCTGATATTGACGCTCACTCCCAACAGCCGACCGCTGAGCTGCGAGTCAGTCACGACTTCTGGACGCAGACCCCAGAGAAGCAGCGCCTCATCCTGACGCACGAGCTGCTACATCTCGTCTTGGCGCACTATGCACGCGTCACGGAGACGCTTGAAGACACGCTCGGAAAGTTGGCGTGGGCGACCTTTCAGCCGCAACTCGAAGACGCTGAGGAGCGTGCGACAGAGCATCTGGCTCGCCTGCTCGCTCCTTATTTAGCGCTCCCTAACTTCCCTAAGGCGTGAAGCGCACACAGCGGCCGTGCCTGACCTGTGGAGTACTGACTACCTACGGTGACCGCTGCAATGTCTGTGGACCTCGGAAGGCGACGGAGTGGGCGCGCAACCGTGGACCATCGCCCTATCGAACGGCTGACTGGCGAAGGCTCTCTATGCAGAAACGTAAAGAGGTTCCATACTGCGAACTGTGTGGACAGAGGGATAACAATCCGCAGAATCCGTTGACGGCCGACCACCTCAAGCCACTGGCTGAGGGTGGCGCTCTGATCGTACCGACGTATATGCTCCGCACGCTCTGCAGGACCTGTCACGGCAAGGTGACGAAGCACAAGTAGGAGGAGTATCAAATGGCAAAAATCGTTGCAGTCTCTAATACGCCAATGGCGCCAACCGGCTACGGAACGCAGGTCGCGCAGCTCGGACTGCGCGCACTCGCGGCAGGTCACGACTTTAGCGTGGCTGCCAACTATGGTGCCCCAGTGAATATGGAATGGAACGGCATAAAGATCTACGCCGAGGGGCTGCTCAAATACGCCAATGATTCTGGTCCAGAGAATATCGCGCTGGCTGCGAGAGACGGTGGCTTCGGCTTGACGCTCTTCGATGTGTGGACTGGCGTCGCAGATGGCTGGCACGAGTTGCCGCTGGTCTGCTGGGTGCCCATCGATCACGACCCTGTTCCGCGACGTGTGGCTGAGTGGTGCCTGAAGGGTGGCAATAAGTACATCGTCGCAATGAGTAAGCACGGTGAGCAGGCGCTGCTGAAGGCTGGCGTCCCACGCGACCGCCTGACGTACATCCCTCACGCGCTCGACCGGAAGGTCTGGAATCCTAACGTGCAGCCGATGCGAGAGACGCTCCGCGTACCACACGACGCGCACCTCACCATCATTACGGCGATGAACAAAGGGAAGCGCAAGTCATTCCCTGAGATGCTGACCGCCTGGACGGCGTTCGCCAAGGTCACGCCTGACGCATACCTCTACCTGCACACAGATAAGTGGGGCCATATGGACGGCATCAACCTGATCCCTCTGCTCAAAGCACTGGACGCTCCAGAGGCTCGCATTCGCTGGGTGAACTCCATACAGATGCGCGCTGGCGTACCGGTTGAGACCGTGGCTCGTCTAATGCGCTCTGCCGATGTGCTGCTCCTTGCCTCACGCTCGGAGGGCTTTGGGTTACCAGTGATCGAGGCTCAGGCTGTAGGCACGCCAGTCATCGTGACTGATCACACTGCACAGCCAGAGCTAATACGTGACCACGGTCATATCGTTGAGGGTCAGTTGCACTGGGAAGACTTCCACGAGTCGTTCAGTAAGATCCCTAACGTCCAGAAGATCTACTTCGCGCTCCTCGCCAACTATGAGGCGACGAAGCGCGGCGAGATCAACCGCGCGGCACTGGCTGCGACGATGGACGAGTACGACGCTGACAAGGTCTACGCCGAGAAGTGGGAGCCGCTCTTCCAGTCAATTCAGTCTGGAAAGATCCGGCTAGGCGTTGGACAGGTAGAGATTGCCAACCGCGCCCAACGCCGAGCGAAGAAGTGATTGAGCACCTCTGCAAGCCTGGAGATATCCGTGGGCTGGGTAAGCGCCGCTCTTGTGCGCGTGCGCTCTACTGCGCAATGTGCAAGCGTGATCTTGTGTCAGATGCTCCGCGCTGTGGCGAGTGCAGCTACTGCCGTCGCACCGATGAGCGTAAGACTGGCAAGCCGTACTGGGCTGGCGCTGACTGGGTACCTCGTGCCGCTCTATAGCTTCAAGTGTCCGAGGTGCGGCCGCATTGAGGAGCGCCTTCAGTCTGGCTTTGAACCGATCACGCCTCGATGTGACTGTGGACCGTGGATGATCCTTCAGCTCACGTCTAGCGCCATCGTATTCAAAGGGAAAGGCTGGGCTAAACGTGACCGTGACCTCAAGGGGAGGGGCGGTCGGAATTCTGAAGGCTGAGCGTGGTACGGTACCCAGCGACGAGTTCGTCAGACTCGTGTCGGCTTGGGGTCCCCTGAAGGGTTGAGGTTTTTTTATGGCCAACGCTAAAAAGCCAGCCGCGCGTCGGCAAGGACGAGAGACCAAAGACATTGGTCTGCTGCCCCAGATCGAGGTTGATCCACGCTCAATCCCTACGCCACCGGCGCATCTCACCGAGCGTTGGGTCAAGTCGTGGGAGATCTTCTGGGCTTCGCCTTTCGCTCAGGTCGTTCAGCCTGCTCAGCACCCTGCGCTTGAACGGCTCTTCTCGATGTATGAGGAGCGCGAGCGAATGGATGTCTACCTGCGTGAGGAGCCGATGAGCGTAGGCTCACAAGGGCAGAAGATCCTGAATCCGATGTATCGTCAACGATCAGCAGTTGATGCCGAGATCCGGCAGCTGGAGGATCGGTTCGGTTTGCACCCTAAAGCAGGGCTGCAACTGGGCATCGTCTATGGGGAAGCCGCTCGCAGCCTGGAGGAACTGAATGCAAGGATCACCAACGCCACCATTGCGGAAGCCAACAGCGAAGCCGACCCACGCTACATCGAAGCCGACACCGCTGAAGACACCGCAGAAGAGGCCGCTCTACTCGTCGCCGATCAGTAGCCCACCGCCACCCTCCTGGGGCGGCTTGGTCTGCCGGTGGATTGAGACCAACCTAGTCCATGGTGAGGGCGACAAGTTTGGTGAGCCGTTTAGGCTAGAGGCGTGGCAGCGCGCCTACATCTGGCGTATCTACGAGTACGACGCTACGACGAATAAGCGTACAGTCAAGCGCGCGCTCCTGGGAACGCCTAAGGGCAATGGTAAGACCGAACTCCTCGCCGCTATTGCCTTGGCTGAATTGGCTGGACCTAAGGCTCCGCGCTCGCCCAACATCCCTATCGCAGCCGCCTCATTTGAGCAGGCAGACCTACTCTTTGGCACGGCTCGGATAATGCTTACCCAGGGTCCCCTCGCCGCGCACTTCGAGGTCTACGACACGGAGATCCTGATCAAAGATCGTCCAGGGCGGATGTACCGCGTAGCGGCTGCAGCCGGTACAAATGACGGTGGTCGCCCTACCTGCTTTATCGCGGACGAGCTGCACGAGTGGACTGGCAATAAAGAGCGCGTGCATCTCGTGCTCTCGAACTCCCTTGCCAAGCGAGCCGAGGCGCTGGAACTTAACATCTCAACGGCAGGCTCGGACGAGAATACGCTGCTTGGACGGATGCTTACCTACGCCAAGAAGATCGCATCTGGCGAAGTCTCTGATCCAGGCTTTCTGGTCGAATGGTGGGCTGCTGCGGATAGCCACGACCTCGATACGGATGACGGTCGGAGGTCTGCGCTTGACCAGGCAAATCCAAGCGCCCCTGCATTCGTTGACATTGACAGACTACTGGCACGCGCTAACGAGGTGCCGATGCACGAGTGGCAGCGCTATCACCTGAATCGCTTTGTGCAGCCGCCAGACCGCTGGATTGGCGCAGAGGCGTGGGCGCGGCTCAAGGAGCCTGACCGCGTGCTGGTGCCAGGCGAGCAGATCAGCGTGGGCTTCGACGGATCGTATGCGCGTGACGCCACGGTGCTGACTGGCTGCACGATGGATGGCTACGTCTTTCTGATCAAAGCGTGGGAGAAGTCGGATACGAATCGTGACCCTGACTGGACGGTGCCGCGTACAGAGGTGGACGCGGTCGTTGAGCAGGTAATGACCACCTACAACGCCACGATCTTCTGCGATCCTCCAGGCTGGGCATCCGAGATCGAGGAGTGGACGCGCCGGTACGGCAAGCGCGTCGCGGTATTCCCTACCGCTACGATTGAGCGAATGGGTCCTGCTGTAGACCGATTCTTTACGGCCGTAGCGACTGGCGAAGGACTGCGCCACGACGGTAATCCGCTCCTAGCTCGACATATCTCCAATGTGCATACGCGCCTAACGCGCTATGGACAGGTACTGACGAAGGCATACAAGGCGTCGCCAGATCGCATTGACGCGGCTGTCTCCGCCGTAGTCGCATACCAGGGTGTAAAGTTCCTAAAGGTTGAACCAAAGCAGACAGCGAAAGTGGAGTGGGTGAATCTATGATCAGCAATATCTTTGAGGTTGTGGGTGCGGTACTTGTCATCGTGGGGATCGCGCTATTCTCAGTGCCAGTCGCATTGATTGCCACAGGCGTAGCCATTGCTGCGCTCGGCTATACGCTAGGAGATCGTAAGTGAGCATTCTTCGCCGCCTGCTCTCCGAGCAGCGCACCGTCTCTGGCGCACA